TTTGTAGTGTACTAGTACGTTTTTAGATGTACATTATCACAAATTGCTGGAGTTTAATTCAATCCCAGCTCTTAAAATAGAATTGAAAATAAAAATACAAAAATAAATAATAATAATATAAATGAAAACGTACAATTTTTGGATGCCGATGCGGGCTGGGACACATATATTCCTTCCCAACTGGACGATACGTATTTATCTGGTTTCAACGGAGATGCTCAATTGCAAGATTTCTTTTCTAGACCAGTCAAAATAGCCACTTATACATGGAATATCGGTGAACTTTTGGACAGGGTTTTTAATCCTTGGTCTCTGTTTTTCGGTGATTCCCGTGTGATTAATAGGATTAACAATTACAACTTACTTAGAGCAGAATTGCAGGTTAAGTTTGTTATAAATGGTACTGTTTTTCATTATGGGATGGTTATGCCTTCATATATACCTATAGGTGAATATGACAACTTGACCAAAGTAAGATCTGGTGTCAACCAAGATGCTATAGCAGCGTCCCAACGACCCCATATATTTTTGTCACCCACCAATTCTTTAGGAGGTACTATGTCTTTGCCTTTCTTTTGGAATGCTAACTGGCTTAGTATACCAAGTGCTAATTGGTCTAGTATGGGTGAAATAGAGATAAAGTCACTTAACAAATTACGTCATGCAAATGGTGGTACAACACCTGTTACTATAACTATATTCGCGAGAGCGATTAATGTCAAGGTATCAGTGCCCACCACGTCCTCTAGCGTCGCTTTGGTCCCACAATCTAAAGACGAATATGGGAAACCTATTATATCTAAGATGGCTACTTCAGTGGCCAGTGCTATGGGTTTCTTGGAAAGAACACCTGTGATAGGACCGTATGCGAAGGCTACTGGCATGATAGCTACAGTGATTTCGTCAATAGCTTCGGCTTTTGGGTATAGTAGGCCTAACATTATTACAGACACTCAACATATGAGATTGTTGACTTTTGGTAATCTAGCTTCCACAGATACCGCAGATACATCGTTTAAGTTAACTCTTGATACTAAACAAGAGCTCACTATCGTCTCGCGCACTGTGGGGTTAGATGGCCAGGATCAAATGACTATATCTTATATAGTCACTAAACAATCTTATTTAAATTCGTTTGTTTGGACTGTAGCAGATCCTGCTAATACTCTTTTGTATAGCATAGGTGTTACCCCTTGTCTGTATAACATGTACGCTACATCAGAAATTCACATGACTCCTGTTTGTTTTGCAGCATTACCTTTTAAATAT